AATGGTTTGTTCTCTGGGTTCGAACCGCTTTTATAAGGGGGGAGAAACCAAAAGTATTAATCTAATAAACAAAAAAGCCTTAAAAACCCTTAAAAATAAGGTCATTAGAGCAATAGATCCTCTTTTTATGAAATTAGCGAAAAGTACATTCACTACCATTTTACTACCGTTTATAGAGCTGATTTAAACGATTTAAACACCATTACTACCACTTCTATGTGTGCAGCCACTTGAAACTACTATTAAGCCAACAAAAACAACACTATACAACAATTTAAAGACCGTTTAAAATATGTTTAAACGGTCTTTTTTATACATCATTATATCAATAATGAAAGTAATAAATAAATATTAAAATAATATTTTGGGGTTACAGTTGGGGTTACGGTTGGGGTTACTTAAAGGTAATATTTTTATACTGTAAGACTATAGATAAATCTTAAAATAATACATAATATATAAATAATTTGTCAATACAAAGGGGGATAATACCAACAGAAACAAAATTAAAAAAACGCAATCAATTGAAAAACATTAATTTAAGGCATTAAAGGATTAAAATGACCTCTTGATTACATGATATATTTCGTGAACATCATTTATAGAATAACCAAAAGGATCAACATTTGGGTTTCTACTTTCAAGCAGCAAATTGCCTTTTTCATCTAATCCTGTAATGTCTTTATGATACATTCCCGTTTTAGTAATTATTATAAATCCATACTTTGACTTGTTAAAACCAAGTAGCCACAAATGGCGACCAATAGATCGACCAAGAATGTCCGCACCAGAAGGCGTGTCATAGCCACCATTATTCCACATTGAATCGCCTTTACTTTCAAAACCTAAATATTTACCTCTTCCAATATGGTCAACTTTAAAAGTAATCGTTGAAAACTCCTGGTTCAATTTTATTTCATCATCAAAAGCATCAACATACGAGGCGTAAGCGGCAAAAGGAACTTTCAAAACTTCTATTCGAATATTTCCATCTGGATATATTAAGTATTTATTACCAGTTCGCTCATTAAAAAATATTTCTGGCTCTCTAACATCATCAAATATAATTTCATCATCAGCTTCACTCATTTTTATATAGTGTTCATCGTGTTCCGAAAAAATACTCAAATTTTCACTTGAGAGCAACAAATTTTTGTCCATGTGTTCACATTTTGAAAACAAAAGATCGTAATCTATGGAGTTTCTTGCGTGCCAATTTGACAATGTGGACTTACTTATCCCTAAGAAATCGGCTAATTCCTTATCAGTTTCAAATTTCATTAGCTTTTTCAATCTATTTAAAATCAAAGTTTTATCCATAATATTTTTAAATTTGTGAACTTTTTTTAAAAAAAGCATCAAAGTTTTCAAATTGTGTACTATATTTGTTTCAAATAAAAAACAAAAATAACAATGTGTAAATCTATAAAAAAAAGAATGAACTACAACCAAGAAGCTATAAAAGCATTATCAGATGAGTTTGGAGTATCAACAACATTTGTACGTCAAAGCATTAGAAAAGACAAGCACAGCCTTACGGCACAAACTATTGAAAAAAAATATAAAGAACTAGTAAGCGCAACTTTAAAAGCAGTTGCAGATTTTAAAGCTAATCCAACCAAATAATAAACTATGTTTAAATACCATCAAAATACACTTTGTATTGCCTCAACATGGCTTTGGGATAACCAAATTTTGACCGAGGGAAATTTAAAAAAACTTTGTTCGGAAGGCGAAATCAAAAAGCTAACTATTGGTGGCAATGGTCGTAAAGCTCTGATATCTTACGAGTCCATTCCCGAACGGTTTAAAAAACTGATCCGCGCCAAAGTTGGTGATCCGTATGCAACTGCCAAAAAAATAATTTTTGCAGACTACATGAATTGGGATGCCGATGCCGAAACCTTTTTCAAAGCATACCTTTTGGCAGACAACTCAAATTTACCTGAAGAAAAACAGCAAGAGTACACACACCAAGCAATTGTTTTCAACACGGTAAAACACATCGCTACCAATGTAGTAGTACAAAAGCGTTTTGGTGGTAAAAAAGAAATGTGGAACCGCATGCTTGCTGCAGTTCAATCATTGCCAGAAACGTGGTTACATACAAGATACAAAAATGTCATCAGTTTCAAACGTGCCATCAAAAAGTACCAAGACGAAGGCTACGGTTCTATCGTGTCTGGCAAATGGCTAAACACCAACTCAACCAAAATTGTTGACGATGTTGCCGATTGGATACTTTCGCAATACTCCCTACCGATCAAGTACACAATTAGTGAAGTGACTAGTTTATACGACAGCATTCGCGAAGCCAAAGGATGGAAATCATTAACCGGGCGAGGCATTGGCGAATGGTTAGACAAAACAGAACAAAAACGCATTTGGATGTTGGCTCGTGACGGTAAAGATGAATATATGAAAACATTTGGTCACACCGTTACTCGTAACCGTTCACAATGGTTCCCAAATGCTTGGTGGGCAATTGATGGTACAAAACTAGATTTGGTACACTTTGCTGATAACAAACAAAAAATGGCAGCCCAGTTAAAAATTAACTTCATTTTCGACGTTCACAGCGAAAAAGTAATTGCTTTTGATCTGGATTTATCAGAAAATCACGCCTCGCATTTTAGAGCGGTCAAACAAGCGGTCAATCATTCAGGCTGTAGACCTTTTCTTTTCACTTATGACAATCAATCTGGTCACAAATCGGCTAGAATGCAAGATTTATACAACCGATTACCTGCAAAAGGCGGCACACATTACGCTCACAAAGTAGGTAGGAAATCATCGCCAGCAGAGGGAATTATTAATCGATTTCAGCAGGAACAAATTTCAAAAATGTGGTTTTCTGACAAACAAGGAATAAAAGTAAAAACAACAACCAATCAGCCAAATACTGATTTTATAATCGAATATAAAGAGGCATTACCAACATTAGAGGAACTTCATAAAGTAGTCAGTGCGCTTGTAAATAGATGGAATGGAAGCAAACAAAAAGACTGGAATTTAACAAGAACCGAACGCTATGCAGAACCAACTGAGCACCGTGAAGAAATAGACATGATGGACCAACTTAGTTTGTTCTGGATTGACGAAACCAAACCTAAAAAATACTACGGTCACGGTTTGCCACTTACCGTTCAAGGTCAAGATTATCTATTTGAAGTATATGATGCAAATGGCAAAATCGATATTGATTTCAGACGAAAATGGGTAAACGAGAAGTTGATTGTACGTTATGATCCAGAATACTTAAACGATTATGTCGCACTCTATGAGCTGACATCCTCTGGCGAAAAACGATTTATCAATTATGCCCAAAAGAAACGAGCGCACGAAAGCATTCCTGTTTTAATGGTCGAAAACTCCAAAGCATTGCTACTCGAAGACATTGCAATTCGGGACCAGGAATTACAACGTGACCAAGAAGCTTACGACAATTTAATCAAGCGAACAGGCATCACTCGCGAAAGCCTGATTGAAGAGCAGGAACTTATGATTAAGTTTCAAGGACATCTGCCAAAAGAAGCACAAATGGAAACCGATAAAAACGCATTTCACTTAAAATACTAACCGTTTAAAACCGTTTAAAACCGTTTAAAACTATTTAAAAACCGTTTAAACCCCAATTAAATAAGACAATGACACACACAGACAAAATACAAACCGTAGAAGCATTAGAGCGAATGATCACTATCAAAGGATCGGCTAATAAAGTGGCTGCAGAAATGCCGGGAGTTTCATCGGCTACAATTTCACAAATGCGAAACCACAATTGGGAACTAATTGCCCCAGATATGTGGCGCAAAGTTGCAGCCTATACAGGTTCAAGTTCTACCGGTTGGAATAACGCACCAACTGGACCATCAAAAGAATTAGCACAGTTTTTTACAGACAGTCAAGCCAATTCATTAGTAATGGCGATCACTGCAAAAGCAGGCACCGGAAAATCGCACCTAGCTAAAGGATATGAAAGCGAAAACAAAAATGTGTTTGTCTTATCCTGCAATGAATATTGGGACAAACGTTGGTTTTTGCGTGAATTATTGGCAAAAATGGGTAAAGATCATGCCGGTTTAACGCTTCCAGAAATGATGTACAAAACCACACAATTATTAAAATCAACTGAAAGCCCTTTGATAATTATGGACGAAGCCGATAAACTAGCCGATCAGGTGTTGTTGTTTTTCATCACACTTTACAATGAATTGGAAAATCATTGCGGCATCATATTAATGGCTACGCACTTTCTTGAAAAAAGAATTAAACGAGGTGCTGCAATGGAAAAAAAAGGATACCGAGAAATTTACAGCCGCGTTGGTCTTCGTTTTATCGAACTAGAGCCAATAACCTACGCTGATGTAGAATGTGTTTGCAAAGTTAACGGAATTGAAGACAGCGCAGTCATTCGCTCAATCTCTAAAGATTGCGAAGGTGATTTAAGAAGAGTAAGACGATTGATTTTCGCCCACAAAAGAGCAATATAATGAAATATAGATACCACCCAATTTTAGAAGATTTAAAGGTCAATGAAGATGGAACCGACATTGTTTACAAAACCAAAAGTTTAGACATTAAAATCTATGCCCGAGCAAACAAAAGCGTTCTAATGAAAATAGTTAATATCAATCACAAAACGCTCACCACAATGCGACTGGTTTGCGAATGTTGGCACGGAATGCCAGAAAACCCAGAATTGGTTGTGAAGAAAATAGATCAACAAAAGGGCGAACATTACAGCAATTTATGCTGGTCAAAACACGGTGTTGGCGTTAGTCACAATTCTAAATCAATTTTCAATGTGCTACCAAAGTTTACAGAAGCACAATTCATAGAATTAATGAGCGAATTAAAGCCAAAAGAAGATATCACAAAGTTTTTAAAACGTAAAAAAGTAAGCACAAAAGCATATTACTCAGCCAAAAAACGATATGAGCAAAAAAATAAATAGAGCCTATTCAGTATCAAACGTTCTTACTAAAAAATTTAATCCTTTAGACTTTTCAGGCAAATGGAAAGATAGCTTTGGTCAACCAGATAAAGCATTTTCGTCAATTATATATGGCAATTCAACCAACGGTAAAACAGAAGCCGCCATTCAATTTGCAAAGTACTTGACCAATTTTGGAAAAGTAGCTTATGACAGTTTAGAGCAAGGAGTTTCAGCTACAATGCAAGATGTTATGAGAAGAAACAATATGGAAGCCTGCGAAAAATCATTCTTGCTTTTAGACCGTGAACCATTTGATGATTTGATAAAAAGATTTAGCAAAACCAAGTCACCCGATTTTTTGTTTATCGACTCAATTCAATATTTGAGAATAACAAAAAACCAATACTATCAGCTAAAGGAGTTGATGTTATTAAAAGGAAAAGGAATTATTTGGATTAGCCAGGCTAAAGGCAAAAACCCAAAAGGAGCATTAGCAGACGACATCCTTTTTGATGTTGACATTAAAAACTGGGTAGAAGGGTTCAAGTTATTTCCTGATGGACGTTTAAACGGTGGAGGACAACCACTAATAATTTATCCAGAACGAGCAGCAAAATATTGGAACGATATAATTTAAAACAACAACAACAACATGAAAAACACACACACACTTTTAGACCTAACAGAAAATGATTACCAAGAAGACATCATTCAGCGTTACATGCGTTGGTGCGAGAATATCGCAGCTAAACACCACATTTCGTTGCAATCTGTGATGGCAAATTCGGCAATTGCAAATTATTACTTCTTTCAGTTCCGAGAGCTCGAACATGAGTTTGCCATGTCCGCAGAATTGATTTATAAAAAAGTAGGGCACACAATTATTCGCAATATGTATGTTGAGATCATGACACAGTTATACCTATCGCACCCATCCGCACTGATAGAGGAAGCAAAAAAATTAAGAATAGAAAACCCACCAATTTGGAATTAATATGTATACAAACGTAACCAGTAGCCATGAATATCAAGAACTACAAAGCCGACAAGAAGATTTATATGACGCGCTATGGCATTGTAGCCAATACCAAGAAGTTGGTCGTGGCTACATCTTCACGCCGTTTCAAAGAATTTTGATAAACCAAGAGCGCGCTGCCATATTCACGCAACAGGATTGCCTACTTGGTGAACTAACAATTGACGAAGTGCGCAACTTTCAAGTACCAACAATAATTGAAGAAAAAATACAATTTATAAACTCAAAAAAATAAAAAAAATGAATACTGAAGAAACAATCGACATCACAAAATTAAGCACCGCAGAACTGGAATCATTGCTAAAAAAACGCAAAGCATCAGAAGTAGCAAAATTAGAAAAAGAGAAAATAGCCTACGAAGCAGACCGCGATGAAAAGATTTTGAAAATTATGAACACCGCCAATGCCTTAGCGCGTGAATTGGGCGAGTTTAAAACTTTTTGCCACATCACCATGGGCGAACAACAGGCGAAGCTTGACGCCTATGGAAAAATAAACAAAAAATCTAAAGGTGGTTTTTCGGTAACAAACTCAGAAGACACATTAAGAGTAACACGTCGTCGAGACACTGAGCCAGTTTGGGACGAACGCTCTACAAAAGCGGTTGACTTAATAAAAGACTTCTTAGGCGACACCATTAAAAAGCGTGACATGAAGTTGTATAACATTTTAATTGGTTTTTTAGAACGTAACGAAAAAGGCGATTTAGAATTTGCACGCGTCATGGATTTGTACAAACATGAAGCTGAGTTCGACGATGCGCGTTGGAAAGAAGGTTTACGACTTATAAAAGAAAGTTTTTCTAACCATTTGAAAGGCTTTGGTTATGAGTTTAAAACCAAAAATGCAGACGGCAAATGGGATAATTTATACCTCAATTTTTCAAGCCTTTAATTATGAAAGAACTAATCGCATTTATACTACTTGGAGGAGTATTCTTTGTCGTAGTTTTATTATTATTAATATGCTACACTCAAATAGACCTCACAGATCAAAATCTTGAAGACGATAAAGAAAGATTGAAATACCGCCATTGGGATGACGATTAGTAAACTATTACCATTATCGGTAATAATCGCAACTATTACATAAATCAGGAATAATAATTAAAACCTATGACAACAACTAAACAACCAATAGCATTCAGCGGCAGTACATCTGCCGTTGATAACTACTTTTCAGAAAAGCCAACACAAGGCAACTGGGCAAGCTTCACGGCTTACAAACCCAACCCAAAAAAAAGAAAAGTACTTTTTTCATTACTGCACCAAGCACAATGGACAACCAAAAAAGACGACCAAACCGAAGTGCCAGACTTAAACCGATTGAGCAACTTTTTACAAAGCGAGAAATCACCAGTACAAAAGAAACTCACCGCAATGGACGACCTAGAAATGGAAAAACTAATCAAAGCCTTCAAAGGCATAACAGGTTCACGATGGAAGTAATAACCTATCCAATAAATCAAGAAACGTGTCCACACAGCGATGTTTCTACAGTTGTACTAGAAATAGTTGCCAACTGCGAAAAAACCGCCATACAATGTGATTACTGTGGCAAATTACTAACAGAACCAAAAACCGACTGCAGATGAAAAAACCAATATTAACAATAGACCAATTTTATAGTTTTGGCTTTAAATATCAAGGAAAAGAATATTTAGAAAATGGCGATTTTTATCGCTGGTGGAAATTAGAAAAGAACGAAAGCGAACTACATATAACCTATGAGTTTGACGCAAAATTTAATTTCACAACAGGCTACGTCGATTTTAACTGTGAAAAGTTAAGCGGAAGAGAATTGACAAAAGAAGACATTCAAATGTTAATTGAAATAATGTAATGAAAAAAATAGAAAACATAATTGATAGTTGTAATCAATGCAAACACTGTAAAGCAATGGTTTCTGAAAAATCTAATTCATTTTACGCAGCAATTTGTAATTATCAAAGTGAATTTGATGAAGAAAAAGAAGTTCCACCAATGGTTTTACATACATCTACAGATAGTTCTAAAAACTACTGTTTAGATATTCCAGACAATTGTCCACTAGAAACTTATTCAGAAAATGAAACCAGAACTTAAACTTTCCGAACGCCAGCTAAACACGCTAGTCTATTGTTTCAATCAGATCGGTTTGGTGTATAGCAAAGAACGCCAGCAACGAGTTTTAAAATCAATCCTTGATGAAGTTTCCCTTCGCATGGAAAAAAAGCTACTTGACCTAAAAAAGGCAAACGCCGATTTGTTTTCCAAAAAAAAGGAAGCAAAATTCACACTAAAACTATATGAAGCCGATGCAATAGAGCAATACCTTCTTAGTATTGAAAGTGAACCACTAAACGACTACGACCGCAACTGCGTTCGATTAATCATTAATAAACTAAACCAACAACTCGCATGAATACAAAAAAAATCCACATCGCAGTCGAAAAAAATATAAAAATATATTATGAACTTGAAAATGTAGAAGCTAATGGAGCAACTAACCACCTATAGAGCCAAAGGCAAAACCATCGGTCTTGAATTTCTATTTAAATATGATTTAAACGGCAATTTAAAGGAGTTTCAAATTGTAGAAGGTGAACTTGATGGAAAACAATATAACTGGCTATTTGCATCTGGAAATTTCCCAGCAAATGAAAGTATAATAATTCGAGGATGGATGACCGAATCAAAATACCTAAACATTTTTGAAGTTTCCGTTTCTCCAGCCGATATTTCATTCGAGGCACTTTGGGAATTGTATGATCATAAAGTTTCAAAGTTTGAATCACAAAAAGCATTCAACAAACTAAAGCAAACGGATATTATCAAATGCTTCATTGAAATTCCATTTTACAAAAAGTACCTGGAGAAAAATAGCGGCGTTGGTAAGCTACATTTATCAACCTACATCAACAAACGCCGCTTTGATGATGAACGAGTGGTAAAAGTGGGAAAAGTGTACAACAGACAATTAATTGACTTAGCTAATAAAAAAACAGAGAAATAATGATATTACCATTTAGCACAAAATTAAACGGCAAACCAACGTATTTCGTCGAGAAAATTCATTCCGGAATAATAGAACATCTTGATGTTGGTATTGATGGTATATTTCTTGAAAAAAGTGATATTAATAAGTCCATTGGCAGTCGTCCTAAAATACATACCATTCGCGAAGACAAAAACAACCGCTGGCAAGTTGGCACAAAGATTCATTTCTTTATAAATGCACGTCAAAAAGACATGTTTCAGTTTGCACCGGTTCTGCCAGTGGTGAGTGTTCAAAAATTTGAGATTGTATATTACAACGATCGGGAAACTTTAATGAACGATTTGCCTCTTAAAAAGGCAATTGCTATAAATGAAAAACGTTTGCCCGAAGATAAGTGGCTAGAACTAGCACAAAACGACGGCTTTGATACCGTTGAAGCTTTCTTTGAATACTTCAATGATGACTTTGAAGGAAAACTAATTCATTGGACGGATAAACGGTATTAAAAAATAACGTTTTGCGTGCATAAGAAGTGGCGGATTAGAACTCTAAAACTTTCAGCAAGCACAAACCATAATTAGAATTACAAAACTTTAAATTAACCGAGAACCAGCCATTTTTTATACACGCTGTTAGTGGCTGGGCTTTTAACAAATAAAATGAGAGCATACAAAAAAGAATTAGAAACAATTGCTGATGACTTGTTAAATCAAAATGCTGATGCTGATGCAAATGGAAATGAAAACAAACCGAACTATTCAAAAAGAGATTTTATGAATTGTATAATTATATTTCAAACGGCTTTGATGGATAAAATGTATGACAATCAAGAGTATGATGATATGAATATAGATGAACGCTTAAAAATGGCAGAAAGTTGTGGTTTGGCTTTGAGAAAGTTGATACACACTTATACTGGTTTAGATACTCATAAGATTGAGGAGTTTCTTTAGCCTTGCCACTAACGGGATTCGGCTTGAAGCAGTGGCAAATTTCGTAAACGTAAATTTGCCGTTACTACTGAATTTCAAGCGAAAGATAAACACGAATTAACCATATATTTTGCCATTGCTTTCAAACCGATGTTAGTGGCTGTTTTTTTTCTAAAATGTTAAAGTTTACAAAATAATAAAAATATATTGCTTTTTTGTTTTGTAATTACAAAATAAGTTATATATTTGTACTCAGATAACAACAACAAAGTTATTATCGCTAAAAAATAGAAATTATGACTGATTTACAAATAAAACAAAGTATAGAAATTTCAGAAAAAATTGAAAGAAAATGCAAATTAACTGCTGTTAAATCAAAATATGGTATGCAATACACTTTTAATATTATAGATGAAGATGTAGTTAATTTACTAAGAACTTTATGGGTAAAAACATCTAATAACTTTGTAAAAAACGTTGTGAAAACAGTAGGTGTTTCAAAAAAAATAAGCGACAAACAATTAGAAATTATTTCAGAAGAATTAACATTATTATCAATAAATTTTTAAACTTAAAATTATGAAAACTTTTAAAACTATCGTACCAAGTAAAGAAAACTTTGAATTAGCATTATCAGAAGGTTTTAGCTTTCTAATGACTTTTGAATCATCAAAAGATGTAATTGTGTTTAATGATTTGGATTTAAGAGAAGATATCATAAACAAATATGATTATTCTAATTATGACGAAAACGATCATAGATACAACGTTCAGCCTATTGATATTGATGAATTAGAACAATTTAATTTTTTTCAATAATGCCATATTTCATCATAGATAAAGAATCGAAAGAGTTTGGCTTCTTCGGTTCTTTGCCTGTAATGGTCGAAAAATTTGGTTTAGACAAGTCAAGTTTGGAATATCATTTCAGCAGAAAAAAAGAAATAAAGTTTGAAAATGAAAGATTTAAAATCTTTAAAGGTGAATTGGAACGTGGTGGTTCTGTAAAATAGCCACTAACGTTTCGCAACTACACGTCTGTTGCGTAAAAACACAAAAACATCTTTCGATTTAACACGGATTTGAAAGGTACAAAACAAACATTAAATTAATCACAATGTAGCAATAGCGTGTAATTGCTGTTATAACTCGTTATTATTATGGAATTATATTTTAAAAATTCAGAAGGTCAGTTACAAGAAACTAATTTAAAACAAATTTTATCAAACGCTTTAAAAACTGCAAAATTTGAAATGGATAATGGAAGTTTTGATGGCGAAAATCATAAATGGATTGGAGTTGTTCAGAAGAGCAAAAATAAAACTCAAGTAGTTACAAATATCACATTTTTAGATGATGGAAATACTATTACTGGATTACACGTTTATGAAACTCCAATTATAAAAATTGTCGATGAAGAAAATATTCGTCAGGTGGTATAATGAGTTATAACAACATGGCTTGGCGTCAGTACGACGCAGGAGTATTGCGCCAAACCAACGTTATTTTTTTATAAAATTAAATTTCTTACTTTCGTATAACTTAAAACACAAACAACAATGAAAAAATTACTATTACTATTAGTATTTACAAACTTTGCATTTTCTCAAAATATTGAACTTTTAAAACAAGCTACAAAATGCGATGCATTATTTGCAAAGAAATTTTCAGAAGAAATAGCTAAAAGTTTAAGAATAAAATATGTATTTTTTGATGAACTAATTTCTCAAAGAGGAAAGGCGTCCACAATGGTTTTTATACCTGAAAATAGCACAGAAGAGCAAAAGAAGAGCTTACGAGCTCACATGGACACTTCACTAAACACGAATAATTTTGAAAGTACCGGAAACTTAAGCGTACACTTTTCAATTCAGTATGACGGCGAAAATAAAGACCTAGAAATAAAAGGAATACCTATTTACCGTTTTGAAAACGTTGAAGCTAAATTTTTAGATCTCTTTGACTTTTGGAAAAACAATGTTGACCCAACTGCTGACAAAGAAAAAATATCTCAAAAGGGAATTTCTGCAATAAGAAAAAACGAAGACGGTTATTGGATTAATTTCTCAAGAAAATCAAATGGTGAAAATTGGTATATACAAAATTATACCCATCGAATAAATGAATAAAAAACAAAAACCCGCTAATTAGCGGGTTTTTCTTTGTCTATAAACTCGCCTTGCACAATAGATAAAATCTATTTAGTTTTGCTTTATGGCGTATAATAGTAATAACTACAACAAATGGGCTACAGAAGTAGTCAAGATTTACAACGCCTGTAAAACGCCTGATATTCCCGATACTGAAATCATTCGCCGTGAGTTTCCAAAACACAATATTTTTTTAAGCTACCGACAATGGATGAACATAAAAGGTCGGCCTATTCCAAAAATGCAACCTACACTTCAGATGAACCTGTTTGAATTTGCCCGGTAAAGTCAATTACAAAAACCTTATCGGTAACATTGCAATCTTCTAAATATTCCTCGTGCTCGCTTAAAAAGGTGAGTTCACGAATTCGCATTCCTAATTCGTTCTGATTTCTACTCACAGCTGTAGTTCTAACTAGTGGTGTGAAATAATCAGTTTGCCACGATTTTAAAACTGCTACAAGCTTTTGCTCCAGTTCATAATATTGAAGTGCTTTTACTTTCACCGTCTGTGGTGCAAGATTGTAACTCTGACTATTTACATCAAAAAACAAAGTCAACTTAATTTCATTCAACGCCAAGTCAGAACCACTAGCAATTTCGCTATACGTTGTCGTTGGAAAATCAACCAAGATACCAGGAAAAGAAACTGCAGCTCTAAAATTATCGTTGCCCCATTGTCCTAAATTCTGGTCCACAAATCGAAACTCTGGCACTTTGCTATCAATAAGTTCCTGCAGGTCTAAAATAAATTGTTGGTAAAATGTCATGATTGTAATATTTTATATAAATCTTTAGTAATATCGCGCTCCAACGCTTTGTTCAAAACAGGACTATCACTGCTGGTTATTGGCATAAATTGTCGTTGTGGCATGTCCATCATTCGGCTGTGTGACTTCACTTTGCTTTCGCCACTTTTTGCCGTTACCGTTTGCATGCGTTCTTTGCCACTTTTGGTTAGCTTTCCGGTGCCAACTCTAGTTTTACTATATCTATTTCGGGTGTGCGCTTTTACGGTTACAGTTCCTTTAAAACCTTCGTTGTGTACTTTGGCATATTGCATTCGATTAAATATCGTCGCCTGTCCTGGTTGCACACTATAAGATGTCGCTGCACGCAACGCACCCGAGCTAACTAAAGTCGTAGTTCCTTTTTTATTTTTCTTCCACCGGTTAAAGCTCGTTCCTTGATAACCTTGCGCTCTAAAATTACCATCTATAAATCGCAAAGCAATGTTGGCCGCTTTGGTTGGAAATTGGTTCACAGCATAGCTTTCTAATTCCTTAGACTTTGTTTTTAGTAGTATATGGAATTGCTCTGGGGTCATTACTTTGAATAATAAGGATGCTTTTTATTGAAAATCTCTAACGTAATCCCAACATTGTTATCAAACATGGTATTCTTAACCAATGGATCAACCATTTTATTAGCCCAGTCTGAGTTGTAGGTTTTATTCAAACCAGTTTCTTTTCCTGGTATGATGGTACAACGACAACCCCAATCCAATGGTGTGTACAATCGTTTCCAAATAGCATCCGTTTTTAATGCCGTGAATTTGTCAAACAACTTGTGTTCTGGTCGAACACGGTCATCGCCAACCGTTGAAAACTGCAAATATTCTGCATCAAGTTCCTGCCATTTCACCGCCATGATTGCGGCTTGTTTGGTCAGGTTGTACTCGGTTTTTAAATAGTTGTTATTGAAAATTTCACCTTCATTGGCAACAATTTTACGCAAGCTTTCAAAAGAGATGATTTCCCTTTTTTGGTTCATCATTAATTCCCGATAATGCAACATCATCGTTTGCGCTTTTGCCGAACTAAACTCAAACAAGTTGACACGCAAAGCACGTTGCAGCTTCATCATATCATCTTCACTGGCAGTTGATGAAAATTTCAAACCCGATTCCATGGCACGAACTAATTCCGTTGCCGTTTGTTCGTATAAATCAAAGTTGAAATTCTCGTCTGTTTCAAGCAATTGTTTGGTGATAGCATCATAGATGGCATCCCAATCAATAGGATTGTCGGCTAGGTCGTCAACTGGTACAATACCACAACAAAGTGGCGAGTTATACAAGTCATTCAATTGCCCAACTATCGTTGGGCGTGGTCGAAAAAATCGGCAATAGTATTTGAAATCCTCGCCATTAAGTTTTCCTTTTTGGTTTCGGTTAAATCACCTTTTTTGGCTGGCTTTTTTTGTTCTGGTTTAACTTCCGGTTCTGCAGCAGGTTCTTTGGCTTTCTCTTCCATTTTCAACTTCAACTCATCGTAGTTGTCAGGTTTTGGAATGCCATAAGTGTCGTACCAATATTCATCACTAACAGGAACTTTGGCAGCAATAACAGTATCAATTTCCATTCTAGTTTTAAGAACTGCAACATCGGTTTCACTTTCATAATAGAACTTACCGTTAACATCAAAACCGTAGCTTTTCAATATGTCCAAAAACTTTTTAGAGTTCAGCATATTAGCCACAAACTTCATATCACTTTTGGTAATTTCATCCTGTTGTTCGCCGTGTTCTTTGCTTTGTGCATAACCAGAACTCTTAGAGCTCGAAGTTGTTTCGGTATTGCCCAATATAGCAATAGACATTTCAGTATTACACGCTTCTTTAAATCGTTCCTGCAGTTGTCCGTCACCGTTTGACATTTTGCCGTCAAGCATTTCAAACTCGGCAGTTTTAGGAATCATCATAGCTAATGATGTGCCACTTTCGTCTAGTATTTGTTTTAATTCTTGACGCGTTTTGGTATCATAAGCATCATACTTAATCACACGAACGGGTTGACCAAATATCTCCACATATTGCGCCCAGTCGCCAAAGTTCCCACGTTTGAAAATGGCGTACATCGAACATGCTAAAAGCTTTCCTAGGTCTTTTTTACCACCAATTACCCAAACAAATGGCAACTCATCAATTTTGAAAGCATTGGCTTCCGCAGTTGAATATTGCGACTTGGTAATTAATCCTTTTTCGGGTTTGATGTGCTTGCGCTCTATTTCTTCGTGCTTAAACTCTTGACCAACAATGAATTCAACTCCCGAAATCCCCCAAAGTTTACTTTCAATGATTTTTTTTATCAAATCACGACCAGCATTGCTGTCCATTACGTCATTGATAGCATCGTTTTCTTTACCACTTTTATCAACGAATTTTAGTTCTTTGTTTAAAACACTATCGATGCGTTTTTCAATAATTCCTTGCAAATGGCCGTCTAAAGAAACAACATCATGGTACAAATCATACAAGGCAGCACGATTTGGGGCATAGATTGCTTCTGCATTAACGATGGCGTTTTTAAGTTTGCCAATGTCTTTTGGCGATCTATCAGCCGCAACGAGCGTTAAGTCGTGAATAATAATAGTTTCTTTTTCTTTTTTAATATCTTTTGCCATAATTAAAAATGGTTTTTTCTTTTAGTGTTACTGCTCCAATTTACTTGCGAGTTTTCGCTTTCATCAGTATCTGGAGTATCAGGATTGTCGATAGCGTATGGCCAAGATGGAACTAGATAACCTTCTTTGACTTGCGTCAGCCATCCCGGTTCTGATTTGGTACCGATCATCATTTCGTAATCGTCTCGAAATAAATCCACGTTTACACTAGGATTAACTTTCCGAACTATCCAATAACTAGCAATGATTTTGACGCACTTTTTTAAGTTCTCATCTACATAAGTTGGAGCAACAACTGGATCAACGGTATCGTCGCCAAAAAGGGCTTTTAAATTGTATTTAAACAGGTATGATTTTACAAAATCCTCTGCAGCTTTAATTTGTGTAACCACTTCGTCACTATCGCCACGACTAATTTCGTCAACAATTTCGTCGTATAATTCGGTTTTTAATTCTTCTGGTTGTACTAACATGAGTTACATTTTATATTTGTTACGCGAACGTTTTATCATTTCAATACCGCTAGTTCCACGAGCGATGGCTTTATTTTCAATAACTACAACGCCACCTTCTACAGCATCGGCACCATCAAATTTTTTGGCTTTCATGGAAAAGCTTGTAAACTGCGAAACCAATCGTTGCATGTGTGGATTGCTTTCTTCAGCTTTGTTAAAAATCAATTGTCCTAGTCGGTTCTTTGGTTCCAGCGTTCCTTCAACTCTAACGTGTTTGTCTGGTTTTTTCCGTTCGTCTGGAGTAATAGGTAAAGCGATGTTTTTTGCTTCGCCAGTTTTGAAAATTAATGGCAATAAGACCTGTTCATAAAATGGATCCTGGAGCGAATTGTTTTCAATAAAAATATTGATAGGATCAACAGCTGCATCTTTTAAAAATTGGTACGCTTCAAACATATAATCTACAAATACAGCGTTGGTCATTTGGTTTAACCAAACTTTGTAAACGCCATACTTGATGCCTTTTCGCCCAATGATAACCACACACTTTGCAGACGAATTGGTTCGGTCTTTATTACTTGGCGCAGGATCGGCATACACAACCACATAGTCGCAATGGCGAAGCTGTGGCAAACTATCGTGAATGATGTCTTTAAAGATGTCGCCATCGTCTTCCGGATTATTAAAATATTCCTTTTCGGCACTGGCTGTGGAAATTGTTGATAAAACTCTATCAATATCTTGCTCACTGTTTTTTTGTGGCCAAGTGCTTTTGCCTTCTTTGTCACGAATGTTTATAATATCGTGTTTATCGGCTTTTTTGCCCATTTCAGTAATGCAACAATATTTGGCAATGATATTACCGCAAGCAATCATCAAAAGTCCTGTGCTAATAGAACGTGTTGGAATTAACGCTTGTTCAATCCATTTCACATTCTCTTTAACCCGATCTTCATTTCTACAAATTTCGTCAGTATCAATATCGTCTACCAATATTACATCTGGTCGTTTAGCATCGTTACGAGTTCCACGAGGTGATTGACCTACACCAATGGCACGAAATGCCACATTTTTACGAGTTTTAAACTCAGCAGCTTCCCATGAACCAATGCGGCGTTGCGTGCCGTAATCGTTAATTAAACGATTGTTCCGTTCTAGGTTGGCTTTATAAGGTAAAAGCAAACGCTCCGCATTGTCGGCACTGTTTGATACTAACAAAATGTTGCTTTTTTTGCCGGTCATTGTTAGGTACAGTACTTCCATCATGGTTCTACCTGACTTTGAGAGTTCTCTAGCCCATGAGCGCACTTCGTACCATTCGTCTTTTTTTAAAACACGGCGCGTTGCTTTTAAATGAAATTCAGCGGGTTCGCTGGTATAATAATTTGGAAAGTAATACTTGAACCATTCCTCTGGATTGGCTTCAAGATGCTGCACTCTTTTGATCCGTTCGGCAGCACTTTCGGTTAAGTCAATAGGTGTGGCATTGTCGAGGTTCTGGCAGAACTCACGCCATTGTAATTCGTATTCTTTATCGGTAACTTTTTTAGCCATTCTTTATTTTGCCATTGATAAATTCATCGATATAATTTTTGAACAAAACCGCATCCGGAAGGTTTGCGCTTTGAATAAATGTTAAAAGCTTTTTTGAAACTTCTACATATTCACCAAGCCCAACCTCAGTTTCCAATTTCTGAATGTTGCTTGTAATTTTCGACATAATGTCGGCTTCGGTGCTAGTTGGAATTTTGCGGTCACGTTGGTCAATTTCTTCATTCAATGCATCCAGTTGATTGTACCAATGCACCAACTGGTTCTGGCGAGTCGTCAATAAACTTTTGCGAAGTTTATCCCAGCCATTTACCTCGCACCATTTACTAACTGTTTTCTCAGTTACTTTAACGCGCTCTGCTATTTCCTTGAAAGTAATGCGCTCGTTTACATAAAGCATTCGTGCAAACTCTCTTTCGCTGTCTTTTGATAAACCCATTTTTATCTTAATTAATAGGGCAAAATTGCACCAGAAAAGCCCCTAAATAAAAAAGTCACGCAAGGATTGCGCACTTATTTTCAAGACATTGACGAACTATATAAGTTTGTACCATCAAATCGATAAAAAAAAATGGCGAACGATAAAGTCAAAAAAATAGACAAAGAATATTGCATTACTGATGGATCAGTAAATGTGTATAAATATCGTTTGTTAACTGAAGGATTTCTCGTTGACGAGTTTAAGAAAAATCCAATTGGCTTTTTGATGCACAATAGAGACAAAGGCGTTGTGATCCGTTGGGAAGATTTCAGAACCGATGGCGACAAAGTTTTTGCAAAACCAGTGATCAATCTTTCACATCCAGAAGGTGAGAAAACAGTAAACGACATCGAGAATGGATTTTTGAACGCAGCTTCTGTTGGTAAGATAGTTTGCCTTGATGCCAGCGACGATAAAAATTTGATGTTGCCAGGACAAACTGGATTGACAATTACAGAGTGGTTTCCTCGTGAAATTTCATTGGTAGACATTCCGGGAAATTACAATGCACTTGCCAACTTGTATGATGAAAATGACAACGTAATTGAATTAGCCGATTTGGCAGATAAAATAGAAAGTAAAAAAAACCCGAATATGAAACAAATAATCTTAACAGCAGCAATGCTGAATTTGATGGATTTGACCGAAAAAGCTACCGAGCAAGAAGCGGCAACGAAGCTTCAAGACTTGGCAGATTTAGCGGCTAAAGTTCCAGGACTAGAAAAAGACTTATCTGATAAGTCAGCAGCATTGACTGTAAAGCAAACGGAGTTGGATAACTTAAAAGCATCAACAGTTACTGCGGAAGTAGCCAACTTGATTGCAAAAGGTCAAACCGACAAAAAGCTTACTAACGAAGTGGCTAAAAAATTGGAAATAGCGTATGCTACAAATCCAGAAGGGTTGAAAGACCTTATCGATGCAATGCCAGCACAAATTAGTGTTGCAGATGAAACAGGTAAAGGTGATGCTAAAGACTTAGCAGACTTTGAAGGTAAAAAGTGGGATGACTTGTATTTAAGCGGCAAGCTTGAATTAGTTAAAACCAAGTTTCCTGACTTGTACGAAAAATTGAAAAATGAAAAATTCCCTAATCAAAAAGACTAAATAATTATGGCAGGTTTAAAAGTTCCTCAAGAATTATGGGTTTCCTACATCGTAGAGAAATTACGTAGAACTAATCCACATATCATGTTATGTAATGACGAAAGTCAATTCGTAAAAGGTGGAAGTGTGGTATATATTCCACAAGCTGGTGCAAAACCAAGCGTAACAAAAAACAGAGCCTTTGGTGCTGCAACTGCAGTACAACGTGGTGATACTGCTGTAGTGTATGCACTAGATGTGTTCACAACTGATCCAACAGCTATCACTTACACTGAAGCAATGGAAATTAGTTACGAAAAAACAGATAGCATCTTAGGTGATCATACAGACACTTTAGCTGAAACTATCGGTGACGAGTTAACGTACTCGTGGATTAAAGGTGTGAAACCTGCAGCTGGTGGTGCAACCACTACTGAATTTTTACCAGTAGGAAGACATATTCCAACTTCTGGCGCAGCAACAGCTGTAAATGCTGAAGATGGACAAACTGGAACACGTAAGGCTACAACTTACAAAGAATTCCAAGCAATGCAAGCCAAGTTTAACAAAGATAATGTGCCAAAAACTGACCGTTATGCCATGTTAGAAAGCTACATGCAACAAGAATTCCTTGACAGTTTATCAGGCAATCAAATGGCAGCTTTCCAAGCGTCAGCAGATTTAGCTAACGGAATTGTTGGAAAGTTTGCAGGATTTACAATCCTTGAAAGAAGCGCAGTATTAGCGTTGACTGCAGGCGGTGTGTTCAGATTACCAGGTGAAGCTTTGGCTGCAACTGATAACTTGGCATCAATCTTCTGGCAAAAGCAATCGGTAACAAAAGCTGTTGGTTCAACAGAATTGTTCCAAGATTTCGGAAATCCATTGTACTATGGTGACATTCACTCTGGTTTGGTAAAAATGGGTGGACGTTGCAAGCGCGAAGACTGGAAAGGTCTTGGACTTATTGTTCAAGCTCCAACAGCGTAACCGCAAAAAAATAATAGTAACAAAAGCTGTCACCGATACGATGGCAGCTTTTTTTTATACTTTTTTATATGTCATTTTACGAAGTAGTATTGTTTCCTGCCATTGGTGCGTTTTTGATGCTTTTAGGACAAAAAATCCTAGAACGTTTTAAAACACCAAGTCAAAGCAAAATTGACGAAGCTGATGCTAACGCAAAAGAAATTGAAAACGATAAGGCAAAGCTAGATCTGACTAGAAATTTACTCGAATTTGCAAAGTCTGAAATTGATAAAGCGGTAGAGCAAATCAAAAAAAGAGATGCAGTGATTACCGCACAGGATTTTCAAATTCAAGATTTAAATTCCAAGCTAAAAGAACGAAATCAAAAGTTTGACGAGCTCACCGACAAAATGGACCACGTTTTAATAGAGCTGGGTCGTTACAAACAACTAAACGGTAAAATATAATGCCACGCACAGGAAAAGACATTAAGACTATTTTCATTCACTGCACCGCTGGTTATGGCAATGTGGCAGCTATGAAACGTTTTTGGAAATCGCTGGGTTGGCGTTCACCAGGTTATCACTTGGTGGTTAAAATTTGCGGCGATATTGAAATAGTACAACCATTTTCACTTCCAACAAATGGTGTAAAAGGAATGAATGCAAATTCAATTCATATTAGTTACATCGGTGGCGTAGACAAAAAAAACGTCAACAAAGCAGTTGATAGCAGAACACCAGAACAAAAAGCAGGACTAATCAAAGCTATCAAATTAGCAACGGATTGGATAGTGAGCACTGGTGGAACCAAAACACAATTACAAATCAAAGGACATCGCGATGCGTCACCAGATCAAAATGGCGACGGTGTGATTTCTAGCTGGGAACGTATCAAAGAATGCCCGTCATTCGATGCAATTCCCGAATACAAATACCTAACAAAATGAAATTAAGATACATGTTTTTGTTGTGTTGTTTGGTTGCGTTGCTAGTCGGCTGTAAAAGTTCGACTGCTGCGCTTCCAGAACCATCAAAGGAAACGACAACCTCTATAAAAGAAACGATCACAATTCGTGACACGATTTTTAAAACCGAAAAAGACAGCAGCTATTACAATGCGTATATCGAATGTGTAAATGGCAAACCAGTTTTGACCAAACCAAAAGCAACACCAGGTAAAAACCTCAAAGCTCCAAAAGTTGACTTAACAGGTAACGAGCTGAAGGTTGATTGCATTGCCGAAGCACAGGAGTTATTTTACCAATGGAAGGAAAAATACATCACTGAAAATAAAAGCGAAACAATTAGAATTCCTTATGCAGTTACAACACCGTTAAGTTGGTGGCAAACCACACAAATATGGTGCGGACGTTTGTTTCTTTTTTTGTTTCTCGCATTCCTAGTAGCCGTCTATTTGCGGTTTAAGAAAATAATTTAATAACCATTTAAAAACAGTTTAAAATGTCAAAAAATAAAGAATTAGCTAACGATTATTTTGATCGTCATCCAGCAAGCACAGAATGTCACATCACAAGTGATGGAAGAGTATTTCACCAACTTGGAACTGCACAAGGTTATGCTGCATCATTGAAAGATGATACGGTGGAAAAATTTACAAAAGATGTGAAAAACATTGAAGTAAAAGATGCTAAAGTTGTATCAGAACTTACGGAAGAAGAAATTGCAGCGGCTGAACAAGCAGCAGCTGAGGCAAACAATGAAGCCTTAAAAGCATTCAATCCAGAAACTACACCTTATGCAGATGCAAAAGCATTAGTAAAAGCATTAGGATTGACTTCACCAAGTCAAAAAGGCGAAGACATCAATGCAACATTATTGGAAGCACAATCTAAAATTACTGAGTAATGGGACAAGGAACTGGAACGCCAGCGGTTAGCGTTAACGTTAACTCAAACAACTTGCAACGCGAAGTTAAGAAAATTGACGGCGTTGCAGCATTTGTACTTACATCGGCAGTTTTAATTGGCGAGGTAAAAACAGTATTCAATCTTAAAGATGCCGAAGACAAAGGGTATACAGCAATTGCTGCACCTTTAATTCATGCCACTTTAACATTGTTTTACAACGAACTTGGTGGAAGCCAAAAAGTGTATGTTATGGGTGTTGAAGACACCATGACTATGACACAAATGGTAACGGCTACCAATGAAAATGGTATCAAAAAACTGTTGTTAGCAGGAAAAGACATTACACACGTTGTAATAGATAGAGCTCCAGATGTTGCTTATGATCCTGGAACGGATTTCTTAGACGAAGATGTTCCTGCAGCAATATTAGCAGCACCAGCATTAATTTCGTACCAAAGAGGTATCAATCGTCCATTTCGTTTAATCATTGCTGGAAAGGTAGTGGATATTGAAGAGCCAGTTTATGAGCCAAACACGGCAAACAATACTGGTGCAATGGTTGTACTTGCAAATGCTGCAAGTGGTATTTCATTTGCCGCATTGGTTCTAGCACGAACAATGAAGTTTGGCGCACACGTAAAAATTGGTAATGGACAAAATGGACCATTGACTGTAAGTGAAGCTTTCATTGGCGGCAAAGCCATTGAAGCATTTTACCCAGAGCAACTAGACATTTTTGCCGATGCTGGTTACTGCGTCGTTCACCAACGTGAAGGTTCTGCAGGTTATTATTTTGGACGTGATAATATGGCTGGTTCTGACGATTTCAGAATATTAGTTCACGGAAGTTTAATTGATAAAGCGCAACGAATTGCTACTGCAGTAAACACGCCATTTCTTGAAAATTCGGTTAGAATTAACATCGACGGCACTATTAATGATGCCGATGCAAAATATCTTGAGGCAGTTACTACACAGGCTATCCTAGCGCAAATGGCTGGACAAATTAGCGATGTAGAAGTAATTGTACGAACAGATCAAAACTTAATTGAAACTCCAAACTTGAGAGAAACGGTAAAAATATTACCACTTGGTTATTTAACCTGGATAACTCTTGAAATGGGATTAACCTCTAATTTAACGTAAATATGGATGTAAATGTAACATCGTCTGAGTGTGCATTCGCTCAATTTGAAATACAATTTCTTGGTCGTACCATCAAAGGACTTCGTGGCTTTGAGTTGAAAAAAGAAAAAGACATCGAAGAAGTGTATGGCGCAGGAAATGAACCTTTAGACTTGAACGAAGGAAATAATAAATATTCCGGTAACATCAAAGTATTAGGCTTTGAAGTGGACGCCATGAACAAAACAGCAAAAGCCGCTGGTTATGATGATTTAACCGAAGTTCCACACGAAGCTTCTGTCTTGAGCTTATCCTTTAAGAAAAAGGCAACCGATCCGCTAACCACTTACACCGTTCGTGGTGTTAAAGTAACCGAATTTTCATTGGCTATGGACCAAGGTGCAAAGCATAGAGAAACTACATTGCCATTTAAAGCAATGAGTATATACTAATACCTTCCCGCTTCGGCGGGAAGTTTTTAAACTTAAATTAAACAAACACACAAAATGAACACAAAAATTAAAGCTGCCATTGCGGCACGTTCTCACAAAGAAGAGAAAAAAGAAGTGGCTACGCCAACACTTACTGCAGAAGTTCGTGCGCTATTTGAAAAGCGTTTTACGAAACCAAAAATGGAAGAGTTTGAGGCACAATTCAAAGGACGTCAATTGATTTTCATTAAAGTAGATGAAAGTTTGGCAGTGCTTCGTCCACCAACTGCAGAAGATTTAGGAGGTTACATGATGCAAATTGCTGAAAATGGAATGGGGAAAGCTGCTGCTTACATTTTTGACGAATTAGTCCTTGATTGCGACTTAGACCTTATCAATGACGAAGACAAGTGGCTTTCTGTTTTCTTAAAATTAAGTTCGTTGCTGGAGGGCAAAAAAGGCGAATTCTTTCGCGGCTAGTGAACGAGGAAAAAAAGACTGCCAAGATAAAAAGGCAGGTTTAGAATATCTCACGGTCTTTGGCATGATGCAATTTGGAGCGACAGCTTTAAAAGAATGGGGCGACGAACTCTTTTATTATAGAACTGGTGTTGCACTCGATATTTGGGAAAAGAAAAACGGTCAAGTCTGATGAACAATCAAATTGAATTTATACTAAAACTTAAAAACCTGATGGGAGGCGAGCTTACAAAAGTAGGTTCGACCTCTCAATCAACGTTTTCTAAAATGGCTAAAAACGTGGACAACGTGAGCCAAAGAAATAAAGTTTTAGGATCTACATTTGGTGAACTTGGTCGCCAGTATAACAAGATTGAAGACTCCATAAAAAACTCAACCATTCCGGGTAAACTGTCACAAGCTCGAAAAGAGCTAGCAGAACTTTATAAAACCGAACGCGGAAAAGGGGCGTCAATTAGTCCTGGTAAAAGCGGCGGTTCTGGAATTGGAATTGGTGGCATTGCCATTGGTTCTATGATTGGTGGAATTTATACCCAAGCTTTGAGTTTAATATCTGAAGGCGCGGGTGCGATGATGGAAAAGTCAATGAAGAAAGAAAGTGCAATTTCTGGATTAACCACATTTTTAGGAGCAAAAGGCGCAACTGAAGCCTACAAGAACATTAGTAAAGATAAAACTCCATTTGAACTTGATGCTATATTAGAAGTTAATAAGTCTTTAATTTCATCTGGTGTTGAGGCAAAAGATGCTAGACTAGATACATTAAGTTTAGCCAACGCAGTTTCTGCGGTTGGTGGTGGCAATGAAAAACTAGTTAGAATGGCTTCAAATCTTCAGCAAATTAAGATAAACGGAAGAGCATCATTAATGGATATTAAACAGTTTGGAATGGCTGGAATTAATGTTTACGAAATGCTTTCCAGAAGTACCGGTAAAAACATTTCTCAATTGAAAGAAATGGACATTACATATGAATTGTTACAAAAGTCATTAGCGATGTCTAGCGGTAAAGGTGGAATTTATGAAGGTGCAATGGCCTCTAAAGAAAATACAAGAGAGGGAAAAATCGGCTCAATAAAAGATAAGTTTATAGATGGTGGTGCAGAAATTTTTAATGCTTTTCTACCGGTTATTGATATGCTACTTGATGTAGGTGTGAAATTTGCCAACTCTATTGGTCCAGCGTTGCAAATGGTGCAACCTTATATAACTGCATTTGCTGATAGTTTCAGTATAATTTTAGACATGATTACCGGAACATCAACAGCAACGGGTGGTTGGTCTGATTACTTAGCAATTGCACAAGATTATGTCGCCAACCTTTGGACGTTTGTCAAAAACATGGCAATTAAGTTCTGGAACTTGGTGAGTTCTATCATTGAATTTGTGAAAAATTCTGAAATTTTGAAAGATGTTTTTCGATTTATAGGTTGGATATTTGAGAAAGTGTACGGCATTGTTAGCGGTTTACTTTCGGGCATTGTTTGGCTTTGGGAAAATGTAATTAAACCAATTTTAACAGCAGTTGATGCTGTCTATAAATGGATCAAAGGCGACGATGGAAAAGCAGTTTCCATCACGGCCAATAAAAAAATAGTTGGTTTACCAAAGAAAAGCGAAAGCTCGATTTTTGAAACAACGAAAATGGCAGCTGACAATTCTACTGCAGGAAAATCGGCAGGTGAAAGCGTTGTTGGTGGCGGACCAAAAGTAATTAATATCTCCGTTGGGAAGTTCTTTGATAACATCCAGTTCACGACAATGAACGGACAGGAAAGCGCAGCAGAACTTGAAAAAATAGTTTTAGAGAGTTTGGCTAGAGTAATCTATAACGGTTCAAAATTAGTGTAATGGCAAATAATTTCGACATATTCAATTTATACAAAAGTGTGTTTGGTAGCTCGCCTTATTTTGTTAAGGAAACTATCGGTCAACCCGAAGTTATAAAGTTTGATATTCCAGATAGTGACCGAAATAAATACAGTTTAGACTATTCGTTAAAGCAAATTGCTTTCAATAAAAAATCGATGCTGGGAAAAGACATTTGGTTTCCAGTGACTTTTTGGGTAAGCGATAGTTTAAACATTGAAATTGAAGCGTGCACTGTTGGTGTTAATTTATCGAAAACAATTGTTAGAACTGCAGTAAGCGAACGCAAAGGAACGGTAAAAGAGCAGTTTAATATTGACGATTACCGATTTACAATAAAAGGAATGCTCATTGGCAAAAACAGGTTGTTTCCTGAGGATCAAATCGCGGCATTAAAAAGCATTTTTGAGCAGAATGAACCTGTTTTTTTAAAAGGCGGTTATCCTGAGATATTCTTGGAAGACAATGCACAAGTGGTTATCACATCGCTTGACTTTCCAGAGGTTGAAGGCAAAAGTCCTTACATCAGACCATTTAGCTTGATGTGTGAAAGCGATTATATAGAAGATTTAATACTCGAGTAATGTTTATAATGACATCCGACATATCGATAGGCAATTTGAAGGAAGTCAAAGCGGCCAAAGTTACATGGAAAACTGATGTAAATAGTTTTATCGATACGTGTACTATTGAGCTACCAAGAATTAAATATTTGGTAACTACAAAAACGAGTACTGAAGACAAAAACGAAGCCAACGAGCGAAAAGAATACATCATCAAGGAAAATGATAAAGTAGATGTGCTACTTGGTTATGATGGCAGAAACACCCGCCGATTTGTGGGCTATGTTAAACGAGTTGTCCAAGGCGTTCCGGTAAAGGTGGAATGCGAAGGTTACGCTTATTTGTTATATGATATCATATTTAATAAAAGCTACAGCTCTACAACGGCAAAGCAAATTGTAACCGATTTATGTGCCGGAAGTGCAATAGTTATTTCAAACGAAATACCAGAAATTCCATTGCAAAACGTAAGATTTAAAAACGCTACAGGAATTCAGGTTTTAGAATGGTTAAAAAATGAGTGCAAGCTCGCGGTGTATTTTAATTTCAATGAGTTATATGTAGGCACATTGTTTGGCAAAGTGCAACGAACCGTAAAGTTGAAGATAGGTTGGAACACCATTAAAGACGACGATTTTAAACAACGTGAAGTTGACAAAAACATTAAGATTAACATTAGAGAAAAGAACGTCAAAGGCGAAGTAAAAAGAACGCCAAGCGACATCAAGAAATACAGTAATGAAAAGGACGTAAAAGTCCGCGCAGGTATTCCGGCTGATTTATTAAAACAAATTGCCAACCGTTTGCAAACAACATCAAATTACAACGGCTATCAAGGCGACATTGAAATTTTCCTTGAACCAACGTTTACGAAAGGATTTGTGGCTTCGATTGACGGTTATAAGTTTCCAGAGAAAAGCGGCAACTATTTTGTTGAAGCTCTCAAAGGTAGCTTTGGCAAAAGTGGCGGAAGACAAATATTGACATTAAGTTTTTTACAACAATTATAAATGGCAACAGCAGATCAAATTAGAGAAGGTTTACAAAAAATGGCAAAAAGCCAAGGACCAGCTGTTTCTAATATTGCTACGGTTAAAAGCGTTGACGAAAAAAAAGCTACTTGCGTATTAATTGACGAAGATGGACAGGAAATATTTGAAGTACGACTTCGCCCGGTTCTAACCGGCAACAAAAGTTTTATCCTGTTGCCAAAAGTAGGAAGTCAAGTTCTTGCGGTTCGTGTAGAAGATGACGACGATTGGATGGTGATTGCGTGTGACGAAATTGAAAAAGTAGGCTACTATTTAAACGGTGTTGAAATAGAGTTTAAAGAGAAATTAAAGTTCAACGCTAACGGTGAAAAATTGGCAACTTTAATGGACGACCTTTTTTCCGCCATCGGGAATATGGTTTTTACAACACCAAATGGACCAACAACATCGTTAGTGAATGCGCCACAATTTGAAGCTTTAAAAGAACGTTTCACAAATTTATTAGAATCATGAAAGGCATTATTTTAAATGAAAACATGACGTTAAAAATAGTCAACGGTTCAATGGTAATTAACGACAACACCTACCAGAACCAAAAGCTATTGCTATTGGCAGAAAAAGGCGAATTTAAAAACCGACCAATGCGCGGTGTGGGAACCAGACGTTTTTTAGAAACCGAAAACCCAGACGAATTAGCACGTGAAATTAGAACCGAATTCATAACGGATGGAATGACCGTAAAAACAATCAACATTCCAAAAAACGGACAATTGCAAATCGACGCAACCTATGACAATTAAAGCATTATCAAAACAAACGTTTTACGACATCAGCATCCAATATTATGGAACGGCTGACTATGCGTTTGCCATTGCTTTTGCAAATCAGAAAAGCGTTTCAGACAGTTTGGCAATTGGCGAAGCTTTACTATTACCAACTTTATCAACCGAGCCAAAAACCCTACAATATTATAAAGCGCGCAACATTATACCGGCAACTGGATTGAGTAATCTACCAGAAGCACCGATTGTTAATTATGAATTTCCACAAGGAGAATTTGCAATATCATTTTAAAAATGGCAAGAACTAAAGCACAGATTCGAGAAGAGATAAAAACCAGTTTCATTAACAACGAAGCTTTGATTGCTATGTATGTTTTGACACCAGGACAAACATTTGACGAGCAATTTTCGACAGCATCGATAGAAATGATTTGGTTAGAGCAATTTGTTGACATGATTTACAACCACGAGTTGATTGTAAGTGCCAACGCTGCCAATTCTCGTCCGCAGAATTTACCAAATTTCATTGCTACGGTTTACAATTTTCACGATGGTTTGCCATTGGTTTGGAAAGACGGTCAATTTATGTATGACTTGACCGATGTCACCGATGCTGAAGAAAGACAAATCGTTAATCGCGTGGCAGTTCTTGAGAGTGAAGATGGCGAACTGGTGGTGAAAGTAGCGCATGATAATGACGGAACGTTAGAACCATTGGCAGTTGATGAAGCCGAACGATTACTTTTCTATTTAAACCAACTGAAAGTACCAGGCGTTCGCATTCGATTAATTAATCAAGAAGCTGATTTATTAAAAGTAACGCTTAATGTATATGTTGATCCATTGCTTATTAATTTGACTACTGGAAGACAATTAAATTTAGAGGAAGAGTTTTTCCCGGTTAAAGAAGCCATTAACGACTATTTGACAAAATTGGAATTTAATGGTGCATTTGTTACCAATAAATTTGAACGAACTATTGAAGACAAAGAAGGCATTGAACTTTGTGAAGTGCTTGTACTGCAACATAAATTTGCTGCCTTTGCTTTTACTGATTTCACCACTTTTAAAGTGCCACAAGCGGGTTACTTTAAAATAGAAGACATTGATTTAACCATAAACTATTTACCAGATGTTTTGGTCAACAATTAACATAGAACGACTGGCCAAACTGTTTTTGCCAATAGCATTGCGCAAGCGAGATGCCATTGCGCCAAGTGTAGCCTTCTTGAACCCGTTGCAAACTATTGCAGACGATACTTTGTATAAAATGCAACACAACGGCACCAAGATTTATCTTGAAAAGATGTTGAATGAAGCTTATGCTGTTGCAGGTTATGACACGCAAGACCACGAAGGCACAAAGTTGATTTACATCGACGATTTGCCAGAAGATGAAAAGCTATACATCTGGCAAGATGAAGAAATTGACACTTCATTTTTAGAAGACGACGGCGATGATAATGAAGACGATGTTTTTTTACAAGGCGATACCGAAACAAATGTTGCCACGAGTTGGATAATTTTCATGCCAGACACGATTACTTTTAATGAAATAACGCTACGTGCTTTAGTGGACAGCTATCGATACATAGGGAAAAAATATACAGTAGAAATTTATACACCATAGTTATGAACTTAATTGATTTTACAAAAAACGGCGGGTATCGCTTCAAGCAATTTACACTTCGTAAAATGCAAGAAGCCTATTTTCAATTGTTGAAAATGTTTGTTTCGTTCTGCAATATTCCTGAAACTGGCAACTATATTATTAGCGGCTGTAAAGTTGTTGGTGTTAACATCACCGATGGTTATTTGTACATAGACGGCGAGCTTTGCAAGTTTACTCAAGCAGAAGGAACGGCAGCATCAAAAATAAAAAAGAACGTTGTCATTCAGTCGCTAGGATTTAAGAATGGAAATAATGAGAACGTTTTTCGATTTGTGGATGCTGTTATTGATCCTGCTGGAACTACTTTAAGTGCATTTACTAGAATTGCACCGGTATTTGATGCCAACTACAACAATTATTCTACTGAAGAAAAAGACAAACTCAACGGAATTGAAGCAGGCGCGGAAGTTAACGTGCAATCGGACTGGTCACAAACTAATGCTGCAGCTGATGATTTTATAAAAAACAAGCCGCTAGGCAAATTACTTACTTATTTAAAACAGGGCGTATACATTCACGGCGATCTACTGTCGTCATCACAGTTAGTAACTATTGCTTTTGGCGATGTTGGAACTGATCAGTATAAAGTTTTAGGAAATATTATCGGTTCAGGATCCAACGGAACAAATGAATCTAGGGTAAACTATATTATAAGAAATAAAACTGCGACTTCTTTTCAATTGGCGATGAACGACTATACCAATTCTGGTAATCAGAATTTGCGATTTGAATATGTCTTAATACCAGACGATAACTCATAAATTATGAAAGAAACTTATTTTAGTGCGATTGCACTGGTTGAAAAACCATTTGTAACGTTCAATTCAATTGGGTACTTCACACCTGCAGAGTTTGCAGCTTCGCCTTATAGTTCTGATCCGTTAGTAATCAAGGAAAGCGATGTGCCAGACTATGCCTTTGGTGTTTGCACCGCAAAGATTGTAGCTGGCGAGTTAGTGAATAGAACTGCAGGTGAAATGGCAGTTTTTGAAACTGAGTACAATATCATAATAGGAGTTAAAAGCGAAGCGGCTAGAATAGATAGCATTAACGCAAGTTCATTCACTTATGATGGAAAAGACTTTCCTATGGATGCAGTAAGTAGAATTTTCTACGACACACTTGCAGTTGTAATTCCTGCAGTTTCTAAAATTAGAACCATGACTAATGAAGCTTACACGCTAGCCGATGTTGATGTACCGGCATTCATTACTGCCTATCGCACTAAATTATTACTAATATCTAAACATACACTATAATGGCAGATACTACACCGCTTATTGCGCTAGAAGTGAAGCAAGACACGCCCGAACGATTGGCGGCTATCGCAGGACAGCCAACTCGTAATTTTCTTTTTGCTGATGAGTTCAATCAAATTCCGGATAAAATCAACCTGTTGTGGCAGCTATTAAAAGCTGTTAACTTTGACGTTGCTCAAATTGTAGACGGATCTAATTCAGTTGATTTAGGCACGATTACGGGTAGCTTTTTAACACCACTAAACGCCACTGTCGATAATTACAGGTCACCATTTTTTGTAAAATACAGAGTTGGAACCATCGATTATATACAAGCTTTTACTGGGCAGACTGGCACGTATGGCATTGGATTAACATTGCTGACCGCTGATGATTTTTATTTGATTTGGCAGAGTGATGTGGTTAATGTCGGCACAAATATTTCACGACAATTTTTTACTAATGAAGTAACTTTTGACAATGTAATAGGCGACTATTACGGCACGGTTACTGCACCTAGAACTGGTCAAATTCTTTTTACTAGAAACGGCGATTTGATACTAGGAGTTGCTGGCGGCATAGCAGTAGTATATTATATCAATGCCACATTAAGCTTTCCTACTTTTACTATTAATTCTGGAACTTTTGCGCCGAATGTTTTAAATAAAATTTATTTAGAACGAGATAGTGAAGGCTTTATCACGGCTAATATAATAAATGAAGTAGTTGTGCCACCAGCCGACACTACACCACCAAGTAATATCGGAACATTAACAATAATAAATGAAGGTGTTATACCCGCCGACACAACACCACCTTCAACTATCGGAACTTTAACAATAACAAATAATTAATTAATTATGCCAACAATTAAAATAACATTCCCGACACCAACAGACAACGTGACTTCAAGCTCTAATTTAGATATTTTATTATACAATGGATTATCGGGTAGTCAAAATTTATTTGCTACAATTCTAAAAAACGATGTTAGAAAGTCTATCGTAGGTGCTAATATCGAAATTACAGGTATAGTGGTAGATGCTTCTACTACCTACAATTTTAGTGCAAAAGCAGTAGATGAAGCGGGTAATTTATCAGCTAATTTTAGCCCAGTCACAGTGCATATAGTGCCAGCAGATGCACCAGCACCTTCAGTAATGTTTACAACCGCCAATACAACAATCAGCGCAGGAACTGCTTTTGTAGCTGGAACACCTAACAAATTTGAATCTTCGGCTACAGCTCAATTTTTAAAACATAATACATTGAAATCAGGTGCTTTTTCTATGCGTATGTTTATTACAGATATTTTCACAAAATCAATCGGTTTTGGGTTAGATGATGCTGACAATAATACAGATCCAGTTGCTAATTGGAACGTATATGTGCAAGTAGCCGAAAGTTATGCAATTAAAATAGGAGGAGCTTTAGTTGACCCGACAGTTCCAACAACTATAACCGCTGGTGCAGGACGTTATGTTAGATTGAGTAGAACGGCAAGTGGTAGTTCTATATTGCTACATTATTTTGATGGCACAAGTGAAATATTAGTACACACTTTTGCTGCTGCATCAGGAGCAACAGTTTTAAAAGCAAATATAGTTTCTGCAAACAGAAAAATCTACGATATTCAAACTACATAAATGAGATTGTTTTTATCATCTTTAAGAAGCAATTCAGGTAATGGCGGTGTGATAGTAACACCGCCTAATCCTGCTATTTGGCAACTTCCTGTTAATTCCGCTAGATTGACTATTATTACAGGTCAATCTAATGCAAGTGGCGAAGGATTGAATAGTGAAGCACTTTCGACTGAAATTGATGTAACTTCTAAAGTTAAAATTTGGAGAAGCAATAATAATAATTTTGCAGACTTAAACATAGCATCAGGTAATAATTATCCAAACAATACGGCTAAACATGGCTTTGAACTTCAATTATCTAATATTTATGAAACACTAGATTATCCTCTCTATTTAGCCAAACGTGGCGAAGGTGGTAAGGAAATTATTGAAATGTTAAAAGGTGGCACGACTTACCAGGATTTGTATAATAATTTTGTTATAAAAGCCGTTAATAATCTATTAGCAAGTGGTAAAAGAGTTTTTGTCGATATAATTTTTATGCAAGGCGAAGGCGATAGCGACTTTCAGGATAGAACAAATGCTTACAGCAGTCAATTAGATGTATGGATGAATTTATGGCGCACCAATTTAGGTGCTAATTTACCTATTTCATTAGTTGAAATTTATCAAAGAAACGCAAGAACAACTACAATCAATCAAATTTTCGCAAGCAAAGCGAGTTCGCTAGTTAAAGTAATATCAGCAAGTAATTTAACAACAAATGATGGCATTCATTATTCTTATGCGTCCTTAAAGACGATAATTAATAGATATTATGATGTAAATAAATTTATCACTCCGCTTGAAATATTAACACCATTAGCAGTTCCGACAGACACAACTCGACCAGCAACAATGACGTTAAATTCAGTTACGCAAGTTGGCGCAACTTTAACGGTCGTTGCAAACATTAACGGTGGCGATGCAGTTACTTCAAATAGTGATTTATGGTTCAAATTTTATTGCGGTTTTCCTGTTTATAGCACGACAGGTAAAGTTTCAGTTGACCCAAACATTTCTATTTCAGATACAACTGTAACGATTGTAAACATTCCAGCAGTTTATAGATTTACGTATAATTTTTCAATTGTAGCAGTTGATGAAGCAGGTAATAATAGTGTAAAAAGTAACGTTATTGCCTTAGCGGTAACGACTTAAATCTAAAAAAATTAATTAACTCTAGGAGGGAGAGTAAAAAAAAGCCCTCCAACAATTAAAAACTTCTCACGGTAATTTAATTAAGCATATAGCCACAGCGTTGGAGGACTCAAAGTCTTCTACGCTGTGGCTTTCGTGTGTTTAATAATTATCGTGAGAGGTGCAAAAGAAAGGTTTAACCCTTAAAGTAGTAACGGTATGGAGCCACGAAAAGCGGCTAAATTATTATGGGAGCATGAACTCCAAGCAATGGGACTGCGACTAATAGAGAAAGCGTTAACCGATATTAGTAAAGGTGTTATCATCAAGAACCCACAGAAGAAAGAATTTAGCACGTTTGAGCCAAATACAGACGCAAAGGACGTGTTTAAACCCGATTTGTTGATGCTAGAGCAATTCGCATCACCAAGCACATAAACAAAGCCGTTTAAATTAGGTTTAAATGGCTTTTAAATTATACCTGTGTTTGTTGTAAAGGATGATACTTTTCGCCCTGAAAATGTTTATTTTTCGTTTTTCCGATTATACAACCCCCAAAATTGAACAAGAAGAACTAGTTTCCCATTTGGTTAATGAAACCC